GTTTGTCGAGGGCGATCGCCGGCGTTTGCGGGGTGACGTCCATTTGGCGCACGGCACCCGCGCCCTGATGGCGTGGCGCGTTGGCATACGCTTCCGCCACACTCGGATCGACGGAGAAGGAAGAGACACCCGCGCGTGCGGTTTCCGTGCCGTCCCCATGGCCGCGATAAACGGTCACGCTACCGGGATGTAATTCCTCAAGTGCGCCGCCCGGCAAGGTCTCCGCGAGCAACTGCTTCATCAGCGGCACGGAGGCGTGCTGCGCGTTCTGGCCGCCGAGCCACCAGGACACGGCCGTGCCGACCACATGACTGCGGGCTTGCGGATCCGCGAGCGCGTTGCGGAGATCGTCGCCCTGGAGTTTGAGGGTTTGGAGTTGTTGCGCAACCGGTGTTACGGTGGGGGCAGAAGCTACACCACTAGGCGCCGCCTCTTCTGAATGGACCGGTTGCGGCGGCGCCGCGGGCGCGGCGGCTTGCGCCGGTTCTTCCGGTGTGACCTTCACGCCGAACTGGCCGGCATCGCTCGTATCAATCCCCGCCCCGTTCTGCTTTCCGCCCAGAATTTCGCTCTCGCGGACCATCTCCGTGGTTTCCGGAGTGGGTACCGGCGATTCGGTGCCGAGTTGCTGCACTCCGCTCGCTTGCCGCAAGCGGTCTAGCCAGCTCGGATCAACGGCATCGCGTCGCAGTGCGGTTGCGATCGCATCCGCGCGCCCGGCTTGGATGATCTTGCCGGTTTTGGCATCGACCACCTGAAAATTCTCGTCATCGAGTGCTTCGATGAACGCTGGCCGCGGTCCCTTGGGGCTCTTGAGCGTTACCGGGATGCGCTCTTCGCCGCCCATCACGACCGGCGTGGATTCGAGCTTGCCAGTTTGCGGGTTTGCGACCGTGACATCCACGCTTTGCGCGCCTGGCCGTGTGGTGGCCTGATTCTCGAAGTGTTGGGCGATGGCTTCCTGTGTGGCCGCTCGGTTCTCGGCGATTGCACGTAACCCGGATCGTGCAATGCCGAACGCCATCGGCAAGAGACTGGCCGCTTCATCGATTTCCCGCGCGTCTTCCGGACTCGCACCACTGCGCCGTGCGATTTCGCCCGCGCCCGCGCCGATGCCTTGACCGATGCCCACCCAAGCGAGCGATTCGAGTGGCGCGGCAGCGCCTAACAGCGTGAGTACGGGACTGGCCGCTTGTACGCTTCCGATTCCGACTTTGCCGAGCCCGCGCAGCTTTTCGGCTGCATCGGGTTCAGCCATCTGCTCGAAGCCTTCGACGGCGAGCTGGCCGCCCTTGCCGGGGTTGAGCACATCCGGCACATGCGGCGCCACTCCCGTTACGTTCATGCCGCCTGCAACGGGCATCGGCGAAGTGGGAATTTGCCCCTCGTTACGGATGAGGGCATCACCCGGAACGCGCGCCAGGCGGCCGTCCGGAGTGCCAATCGTTCCCGGTTCTTGCGTAGAAACGCTCAGGCCGAATTTGCCGGCATCGCTCAGGTCTAAGGCTTGCGCCCCGTTCGGTTCCTTCGCAGATACGGTGAGGCCGAATTTCCCGGCATCACTCACGTCGAGCTTGGGCACACTTCCGGTGGGCTCTTGTGTCGAGACACTGAGGCCGTACTGCGCGGCGTCTGAGAAATCCTGCGGCATTTACTGCTGTAGGGACATTCCTTTGCTTTTCAGGTAGGCGTCCACGTTCTTACGCGGCCCACTCAACCACTGCCCGTTGGGGAGTTTTACCTTGATCTGCTGGTTCGGATCGGCGGCCGGTTTCTGCGCGGGCTTTGCCGGCGCATTGTTGCCCGCACCGCTAGGTGCTTGCTGTGCCGGCGCATTGCCCGGTTGCGGATTTGCGGATCCGCCCCTGGCCGCGATCGCATCTTCGGTGCTCACATCGGGATCGACGCCGCCCGCTTGGAGCGCATCGTTCTTTCTGGCCGTGGCTTGATTGGCCGCGGCGGTGGCTTGGCGATAACGACTCTGCATTTCCGCCTGGAGGCCGGCCGTGGTTTTGGCTACGCGCGCCTGGTAGGCGTCGTCATCTTCGTTGGCTCTTTGTGGCGGAATGACCTTCTCGAAAGGAACGGTTTCACCGTTCGGCTTCACATAGAGGCCATTCGTGAGCGCGTTGCCGAGCGCCTGGCGTAAACCGTCCTGCTTTTGTTCTTCGGCTTCCGCCTTGGTGTAAACGGTTTGGTTCTGGCCGAGCGTGAGGCCGTTGGCGGCGCGGTTATTCGACGGCGAATTGTCGATACGTTCCTGGCCCTGCGTCAGCCGCGTATCGCCCTGCGAAAGCAGTTTCGCGCGATAGTTTTCGAGGTTCTTTTGCGATCGCTGCTGCATGGCGAGCCGTTCGGCATCGAGCGTGTTGCGCTCGGCTTCGAAACCGGCGAGCTGCTTGTTGTGTGCTGCCGTATTGGCGGCCTGGTCCTCGCGAGCCGTCGCGGTCTTCTCTTCGGCGCCCACGGTGCGCTGCTTGTTGCTCGCTTGTACGAGTTGGGTCAGTACGCTCGTGACGGATTTCGGATCTTGATTGGCGAGACCGGCGAGCTGCTGCGCTTCCTGTTCGTAGCCGAGCTGATGCGCCTGGCGGATGGTGTTGGCGAGTAAGGTCGGATCGACCATGCCGTTGTCGCCTACCGTCTTCAAAAGCGCATTGGCTTGTGCGCCGGTCCAGTCCTGTTCGGCTTGCGCGTGCTCGTCGCCCGCCTTCTGCAACCGGCTGCGGGCTTCCGCTGCTTCGAGCTGCGATTTGTTCCAAGCGGCGCCGCGCACCGGTCCCAGCGTTTTCATGACTTCGTTCGGGTCGATCGGCTGGCCCGACTGCATGGCCTGCGTGAACAACTGCCGAAAATTCTGGTCGTCCTGAATCGCCTGCGCGCGGAGTTGGTTCTCTTGGCCGAGCCCGATTTGCTGGAGCTGGCCGGTTTGGAGCGCCTGTTGCTGTAACTGCAACTGGTTGCGCTGTTGTGCGACCTGCAGCGGATCGGGAATCTCGGGCGATTTGTAAGCGAGGGCGAGAAGTGGATCTAAAGGCATGGGGCTAAAGCCTCACCTGGGCTCCGGCCTGCGCTAAAGCGCCACCTGTGCTCTGGCCAATAGCAGGCCAGTTTTGCAACTCCGACCTGTCTTTGGTCGGAGCTGAAGTGGCGGCTTGCCGCGACAGGCCGGATCTGCGAATCGGCGTTAGTACGCCAGCCTTGGACGTTTTCATGTTGTTCTGTTGCCTTCTTTTGTTGGGCGCCGCCCAAGCGGCTTAACCCAGGGCGGTGTTGCCGAGGTTGCCCGAGTAATCCTGGTAGCCGAGCATCCCGAGGTTGGTCGGCGGGACCATAGGCAGCGGCATCGCGGGTGTGTTCATGGCGGTGTCATAAGACGCCTGGCCGCCCGCGGTGGGCCCGCTCGGGAAGAATCCCGAGAGCGCTTTGTTTGCGCCCCCGAGCGCGCCCGAGATGGCGTTTGCTCCCCCGATGTAGCCGGAGGCCTGCGCGTTGCCGATCTGCGTTAGGAGATCACTGTTCATGCGCGCGGTGTCGAGGTTGTAGGCGCCGGATTGGTTGCCGAAATTGGCGCCGGCGTAAAGCGCTTGCTGGTTCGCGTTCTGCCCGAGCCCGGCCAGACCGTACAGTTGGCCGAAGCGCTGCGCGTTCGACTGCATCACGCGGTTGAAGGCGTTGCCGTACTCTTGCGAAGCGAGATTGCCGGAATACTGCGCCGCGGCTTTGAGCGCCCCGCCACTGCCCACACCGCCGGAAGCGGCTTCCATGCGCTGAATCGCTTGGTTCTGCTGATCGAGCCGGAACTGATACCCCGGATCTTGCGCGAGCACCGTGTTCGCATTCGGCGCTCCGGAGAGCACGGAACTGCCGAGCTGCGAAAGCGCATCAGTGCCCGCCGCCTGATACGGAGTGAGCGTCTGCTGGTCGGTCTGGTAGACCTGCTTCTGCGTGTCGAGTGCGGTATCGCGCGCCAGGTTGTTCTGGTCGATCGCGGCCCTTCCTTGCGCGGCTTCGGCCGAGGCCGCTTTGGAGGCAGCGTTCGCGCCCAGGGCGCCTCCGACAATCGACGAGCCGATACCGGCGATAGCTGTAGCAACAGGCATGTGTGGTTTAACTCCTGCGGCCGTCGTCGCTTTAGCGCGAATCGCTTTAGCGCGAGAGGCCGAGCAAAATCAAGTCGTGCAAACTTCCGTGCTTCTGATAGGCGCGCGGGTTGCGGCCGTACTCCGTCATGCCGGCACGTTTCGCAAACGCGAGCGCGAGCCGGTTGTAGGCCGGCACGCTGGTGACGAGCCGCTGGCACGTCGTCTGCGCCCAGGTCCAGGCGATGACGCCCTTCGCGGCCTCGCGCGCTGGCGCGCCCCAGGCCTCGGGCAATAGCGCCGTGTGGACTTCCCAGAGAACCGGCGAATGCGGGACGAGCAGGAAGAAGCCTAAGCATTGCTCGTCGTCCGTCACTTTCACGTACACGAGCGATTCGTCCTCGCGCGGCTGCCAGCTTTCGCGCTCGCCCGAGAAATCATCCGACAGGTGCGGCCAGAGCTTCGGATGCGTTGCGACGAGCCGGAGGTAACCCCAATCCTGAGTGCGCCAGAAGTACAGCATCACGGCAACGCGCTTTCGGTCCAGGAGAGCAGGTCGACTTCTTGATTGACCCCTCCGTTTCCGGAGTTGTTCGCGTTGTAACCGAAGCCGTAATGCGTCGCGGCGTTTGTCAGAAAGCCCCAGAGTGCCGAACTCGCGTACTGGATAACCTGCGACCAGTAGACGCCGTCGGCAGAGATCCGCATGGTGCAGTTCGTGCCGTCGTAATCGAGCCGGATCCAGATGTTCATCTGGTACGGCAACTGGTTGCCGCCGAGATTGAGAGCGCCGTTATAGGTCGTGTCGTTGGTCATCTTGACGCCGCCCAGGCCGCCCGCCTCAAAATCGAAACCGAACACAACCGACTTGGAACTTGCCGAATCCCGCACGACCAGGCCCCAGGCCATAAAGCTTGTGGTGATGTTGTGCCGGCGCAGCCTGGCCTTAATCGACCAGTGCGAGCTGACAATGGCCCGCAGCGCGTACCGCGCGAGATTGGTGTTCCCGTAACTGTGCACCGCTTCCGCGATGCGGACCCCATGTACAGGCGACGTGAAGTCCGTCAGCGACGTTTGAGCTGAAAAATTCTGCTGGATCCAGTTGGCCGCGGCGGGAGGCGCGGTGAATGGCCCCTCTGAGGAAGCCGCAGCGCTGATGACACCGCCCGAGATCGTGACGGTCGTGCCATCCGGCTGCACCGCTCCGAGCTGCGAAGTAGTCGCCACCGGCAGATCAGCCGAATCCAGACTGCGGAACGCGGGCGCCCCGGCCCCGCCGCTCGTGGGTCCCGCATAGACCTCGTTCGCGCTTTGATTGGCTTTGCTGACGGCCAGCGTGCCCGAAGATGTAACCGGGGAACCGGAAACGCTGAACTCGCCCGGCATCGAAAGACCGACGCTCGACACGCCGCCGCCCGCGCCGCCGCTTGAAGGAACGAGGTTTCCCGTAGCATCGAAGACGGCGACCTGGCCGGCCGCGCTCGGACCGCCCGAAAACATCTGAATCTGTGATCCGATGCCGTGCCGGGCGGGGGCGCGAATCTGGTCGTAGTCGATGTTGCCGCGCTGTGTCGGCGTGGTGGCCGCCGCCCCGTCCGCTCCCCAGGAACGGACCAGCGGCCGCAGGCCGATGTAACCGAGTTCGGCTGACCAGTCGAGGATCATGCGTTATTACGCTTGCGTGAGGATGGTGACGTAGCGCGGGTCCGCGCCGGTGGCCCCGAACAGCAGCGTGATGACGGTGCCGTTCAAATCGCTCGCGGCGAGATCGATCGTGTAGATTCCGTTGCTCAGCTCCGCGACGGAGTTAGCGCACGGAGCGAACGCGCCACCGTCAATCGAGCGCGTGGCGGTGACCGTGGCTCCGGTTTTAGGCGTGACGTGATCGGCTGAGGAGACGAGCAGGAATTGAAAATTGTTCAGCGCCGTGTTTTTGGTGACGCGGGTATCGACCTGATTTGTGGTAGCGGTCAGCTCGATCTCCAGCAGCAGCGGCGCCATATTGGTAGCGCCCTGCAGGCAGAACACCACGCTGTCGGCTCCGCTCGCGAGCGCGGCGTCCGGCAGGTGAAATTCGTAAACGCCTCTCATGTTCGTCCCATCGACCTCTTTGAAACCGCCGCTGGTGAATGTGCCGAGCGTGCCGACGGTCGCCAGCGTGACCGCGGTCGAGGCGGACGCGGTGTTGCGCTTGTAATAGGCGGTCAAGCCCGACGAATTGTAGAGCAGGCCCGTGAGGCCCGCGCCAGTGGTCGCGCTTGCGTCCTGAATGAAGACATTGACGATTTGACTCGTCGTTCCGACTTGTCTCGAAAGTTTTGCCATTGAGATTATTAACCGTTGGTCCCGCCGTTGAGTTGTGGCGTCATGTGACCCTCCATGCCGGGATAGAGCAACAGCACGCCGGTGGGGACCGGTGAAGCCGAATCCCAGTAGTAGGCGTAATAACCGTTTGTCGCGTCGGGCGCCATCTGTTCCTGCGCGAAGGTCTGGTAACCGCTCGGGGAAGCGGTGGGCACTCCGAAGGTGGCGTTGTTGGACAGAGAGGCGGCAATCAGATAATTGGCGCCCCCGCTGAGGATGTCCGCGACGGATATGCCGGTGTCGTCCACCCCGACTGTGTTCGTTCCCGCGCCAAACGTGACGCTGACCGAAACCGCATGACTGTCCGGGAAGGTGAGCGTTTGTGGAGAGTTGCCCCCGCCTCCGACGATTCCGAGATTTCTGGTCGCTTGCACCGCGGGCGAGGGCATCCCGCTATACTCGACAGCCAGGACGGCGTACTCGAAGCTGCCCGCCACGCCGAAGGTGCCCGCGACCCCCTGGAAGCTGAACGTGATGGTGTTCGCTCCGCCTGCGATGTTCGTCGCATGGTACAGCCAGCAGCCGGCCCCATTGTTGTTTCCGGCCGGAGGCACCGCGAGGTCTTGCGTGTAGGTGTTCCCGCGCGTGTCGGTGACCGAAGGAGAGCTGTTGCTGACGCCGACGCCCTTCTGGTTGAGCAAAATCCAGACGAAGAGAACGTTGCCGGCCGTATTGTTGCTGCCGAAGGTTGCGGTGACGGTCTCCGTGGCGCTGCTGCTTGCGGGTACGGAGGCATGCGCGATCCCCGAGGCGCCTTGAACAGTAGTGATCGCCATGTTCAGTAGGAGTAATAGGCGTTCATGGTGTCGTCCGACTTCGGAGCGACGGCATAGCTGATGGTCGTGCCGCTGAGTGCGTAATCGACGCCTGCGCGCTGTTCGACGCCGTTCAAATAGAGCGCGAGCGAAGCCGAAGGATTGGGCGAATGGCTGAGCGTGAAGCTGATATTCTCGCCGTCGAGTGCGCCGGCCGGCGTCTCCTCCACGGTGCTGCCGCTACTGCCGCCGGGCGCGGCAGAGATCGTCACGTCGCCCGCGCCGTTATCCGAAAGCGTGATGTTCGTGCCTGCCACGAGATTGAGTTGCGTCTGCGAGCCGTTGCGCGCGTAGTTCGTTTCAAGCGTGAGCGGTTCGAGCGTCGCGATTTCGGCCTCGATCGCCGTGACCGCCGTCTGGACGGTCGCGAGCAGGCTGCGGAGCTGCGTGATGTCCGCTCCGTTCGCGTCGATGGCTTTGCCGGCGGCGAGCAACTGCTGCAACCAGCGCAGCCATTCGGGCGAGGCTTTTCCGCCCGGGCCGACAACCGGAACGGGAGCTTGCCAGGGCTGGACCATTTATTGAGTCTTCGGCTCGCTGAGAAACGCGGCCTCATCCAAGCTGAGTCTTCGCCTCATTGCGCATCCAGATCTGCGGCAATGAGCACGGTGCGTACCGGCTCGGCGATGATGACGCGAAACGCCCGGTTGTTACTGCGGCCGTTCGGCGTCCAGCGGACCAGCGTCCGGTACTCGCCGATCTTGCCCATCGAGCGGGACCGCTCGATGCCCCAGGTTTTGCCGCCATCGTTCGAGAGCTGCAGGATCGCCTGCGGATCGCTGCCAGGCACTACGCCGCCGTCCAGGCCGATCCCGACCTCCATCAAGAGTCGGAACTCGCCGTAGAACGTCCATTTGCCGCCATTGGCGAGATCGGGCGCCGCGCGCAACTGCCGGATGATGGCGCCGGCGTCGGTCGCGTAATCCATCGACTGCTCGTAGATCGTGCCCGAGCGGTAATCGCCGACCAGGTGCTTGCCGAAGACAAACATATGCGTGCGCGCGAGGTCGCCGCGATATAGACCGAGCGACGAATCCCACCAGCCGCGCTCGTGCCAGAGCTGCTCGCCCACGTCGTAAAGCACAGACGCGCCGAGCCCGTTGTAGGCGCTCGGAAAATCCCAGCGCGCGAAGGTGTGGCCGGTTTCCTGGTAGCAGTAGCCGCGGCAGTCGCTGGTGTCGCCGTAGCTATCGACCAGCGCCTCGATCGCATACGTCGAAATGCGCTGCGGCGTGTAGCCGTTGGCGCGCCAGAAGATGTTTTCGCCGTCGCGGTTACCGCCCTTCCAAACAATCGTGTTGTCGCACTGGAACGCGGAGTCGATCGCGGAACAGCCTTGCTCCATGAACGCGCCTTCGAGGCGCACGATCGGGAAATTGGCATCGCCCGAGTTGTAGTAAATCTCGCCGTGGTTGTTGCCGAGAAACCAGATCTGCCGGTGATCGACGACAAAGGTAACGATGTTGCCCGGCTCACCTTCCGCATCGCCGAAGTCGAGCGGGTCCCAGCTCATGCCGTCGTTCAGGCCGGAGATGGCGAACGTCTGGCTCGCGGGTTCGAGTACGACGAAGTAGCCGTCGAGAAATCCCGCTTTGACGGCGCCGGCCGGAAAACCGGCGGCGGTGATCGCCGAGAGCACGTTCGAGCGCAGATCGAAAACGAAGCCCTGCCCGCCCGCGAGAATCAGAATTTGCGTCTGCGAGGGCTCCATTTGCGGGCGCAGGTCGCCCGGCAGATCGAAGCCGTACTGCGTAACGCTGCCATCCGCGTGTACCTCGAAAAATGCGCTGTTCGGCCCGACGCTCGCCATCGCAAAGCCTCTGCCGTTCAGTTCCACTTCCGCGGTCACGCTATCAGCGGTGGCGCCCGGCCAGTCGGTGACTTGCGGCACCCCATTCACGAAGGCGACTTCGAAGCCGTAAAGCTGGAGAATGGCCGGATCAGAAGTGCCGAACACGGAGCGGTCGATTTCGGCGAAGTCGGTTAGGTTGCCGTCGATCGCGTTCTGGGGATTCGCGACGCTGCCGGAGCCCGCGGTGACGATGCTCGTTTCGGTCGGCCGCAAGCGCGCTGATGAGCCGTCGGTGAAGTCGACGTCGATGTAGCAGTCGTAGACGAAGAGCTGCTGCGTGCCGCTGCCCGAGAGCGAGCTGAAAATAAACAGGCTCACCACGCTGTCCCACGGGTTTGCGTAGCTCGTATGGACCCAGCCGTTGTCGGTCGTGTAGGACCACTGTGAACCGCCCCCCGGACCCAGCCAGGTCGAGGTATTCGTGCGCTGCGTGTACGTCGTTGAGTCGAAAAACCCCCACTGCGACATCGCCAGCGACGGGGTAGCGCCAAGTGGCAGGTTCATGGTGAACACCGCACTCGCCGAGGCGCCCCCGGGTACGGTCTGCGCCGTCACCACGCTCAACGTGGCGGAACTCGCGGTTTTGCCGGCGAGCGATAGATCCTGCGCGGAGAGCGATGCAAACGACTTGAGCCCCGGCTTTTCTAGCAGCGTGTACGCGGTCTTCGTCCGGCCGGTCGGCGATTCAATCCGCTCCGGAAAGAGATTGATGCAGCGCTCGGCATCCGCGGCCGAGGAACGGCCGCCATACGTCTCGCCGATGAATCCGGCAAACGGAGCCACTTAGGCGGGGCCTCCCGTGTAGTAATTGAAATCGCCGCGGCGCGAGCAACTGGATGGATGCACGCCCCAGTCGGCCGATTGCGTGCGGGGGCTCTTGTCGTTGTCTGCCTGCAGCGCCTTGCGGGCCGCGTTGTGTTTCGCGGCTAGTTCCGGTGTCACTTGCCGCTGGTAGGCGGTGGCGGCGTCGATCGCGAGCGAATAGAGCAAGGTCGATTCATAGGCCGGCGGCGCCGAGAAGGTCGAGGCGAGATTGGTGGGAAGCTGCCCGAGAATGGTCCACAGCTCCAGCCGCACTTGATAGGCGAAATTGGGCACGGGCCAGAAGTTCAGTTCGCCGTCCGGAAACTGCGCCGAATAGTAGAGGTCGGTCGGCACGTTCGAAGTGAGTCCCTTCACGCGCTCGGCCGCCCACCAGGCGTCATCGCGGATGTTCAGTTGCGGCGAATCGATGGCCGGCGTTTGCGTGTTGAGCACGAGCGAAGCGCTCTCGATACGCTGCGGGCGCGGCGCGTTGTTCGGTGTCGCAAAATCCGGACTCGTGAGGCCTGGCCCGATCAGGTGCGGCGCGTGGTTGGGGGTCAGCGTGTAGAGCTGAAAATTGACGTCGTAGGCGAACACCCGGCGCGCGGCCCAGGTGTCGATGATGCGGCGCAGCTTGCGGCTGCAAATCTGCTGATCTTCGGCGCGCAGGCTCTCGCCTGGATAATACACGCCGAGTTCGAGCAGCGCATCGAAGATGAGATCGTTCCAGGTGTTCGCCATGAATTAGGCTGCTTTCTTCTTCTTGCGGGCGATCGCATCGAGCGCGGCAGCTTCCGCTGCATCCTGCGTATCGAGCGGCTGCGCCGTGCCATCCAGCTCCTCGGCGGGAAGGGGTTGTTTGGACCAGCCGGCCGCGAGTGCGGCTTCCACTTCTTCGTGCGAGTGCGCGTTGCGCGTGATGTTTTTCGCGTGGTGATACAGGCAGCGCGGAAACTCCTGGTAAACGTAGGGCTGTTTCGGCGGGTTGTTCAGGTCAAACTCCTTGATCCCGTTGCGCTGTGCTCCGTCGTGCTGCGCCAGGATGGCGCGCATCTGTTCCAACTGTTCGGCGGAAAATTGCTGTTGCATAACGTCCATAGGCCCGCCGTAAATGGCGGCGAGCGCTTCTTGCTTTTGCTCCTGGGTGAGGTTTGAGCGCACGTAGCCGCGCGCTTCGTTGAGTGGCATTGGGCTAAAGCCTCACTTGGACTCCGGCCAAAAACAGGCCGGATCTGCGACTCGGCATGGGTACGCCAGCCTTGAACGGTTCCATGTGAAGCGTGAAAAAAGGCCGCGCGTGCCGAAGGCAGGGGCGCGGCCGACTTTAGGAGTTACAGAGTATGTGCTCGGCTCGACTAGAAAGTCACAGTTCCGAGTGAATAAACTGTATAGGCTTCGCTGCCGATGCCCACGTTGGTGAGCACCACGCGAAACGTCTTGGCGTTGTTTTGCGCGATCGTCATAGTTCCGGAGGTGGTTCCGCCGGTGCCGGCCGAGATCGTCAAAGTTTCCGCTGCATCCGCGGTGTTGCGGATGTGGAACTCGAACGAAGTGCCGACCATCGCGCCTTGAATGGCTGCTACCAGCAAGGCTGCGGTAGGCAGCACATCCGTGCGCCCGGCGCCGTTGGTATCCCGTAGGATCAGGCCGCCGAGGATTTCATCGGTGGTGTAGGTGTGCGCCGCTGCCGGGCTCAACGTCGAAACGACATTGAGCGGCATGACGAGCGAATCGAAACGCGGGTCTTGCAACCCGAAGTGAGAAGAGACACGATTTGCCATGTTGTCTTGGTTTGCTCCTTGAAAAATTCGCGAGGCTTGGATGAGCCCGCGCCTTATCAGGCCGCAGAGCGGGATGACCGCTTCGCGGCATGAGCGAGGCGAAGGCTCAATCCAAGTCGGGCGCTAACTACGCGCCCGCCACGACAACCGCGCCATTGTCTTGGTAGAGACTGCCGAACCCGATCAACGAATCGAGCCGGTTAATCTGCATGGACCGCACCGGATCCCACGCGATCACCTTGCGGACGCTGAAGCCCGTGTCGGGATCCTGCGCCTGGCCGCCCTGCTCGACCGCTTTCGGCACGTAGAGCTTGGCGCCCACGGCGGCGAAGGCATAACGAGACAGCGCGAGCGCGGCGGTGCCGCTCTTGCCGTTGGGCGAGGCGGTGCCGGGCCACAAGGTCAGAGCTGCGGAATTGGCGGGCAGTGCATCGACGTTCTGATACTGCGAGCCGGGTCCATAGATGGCGGGCAGGAAGTTCAGCACATCGACGCCGCCGCCGGCAGCGGTGAGGTCTTGCGTGACTGTGAAGGTCTCGGCGCTGAGCGGACCCGGAGAGCGCCGCGTCATCGGGTTGACGAAGTTCACGTTGGCGATCTTGAATTTGTCGCCGGTTTTGAACGTGTCGCCCGCGGTCGCGGTGATGATGAGCGAGGTACCGGACTGGTTGGCGCCATTGACGGAAACCGTCGCGGCCCAGGTGCCGGCCGTGTGCGTGTACAAGCTGTTGCACTCGTAGAAGTCGAACCCGGCCAGCCGGCCGAGCGCGCCTTCCTTGAACATCTTCGAAATCTCGTCGGGCGGATTGAAGATGTTGGTGATGTTCGAGCCGAGCGAAGACATCATCGAGGACGAGATGCACATCGCGCGCTTGCCGGGCGGGCAGGCCTTCTGCTTCAGAATCTGGCGAGCGGTGTAGAAGGTGCTCACGCTCGTGGGATCGGTGCCGAGCACGCCGGCAACGGAGGAGGCGTTCTGATACGCGAATTTGGCCGAACGGCTGTCGTATTCCTGCGCGAAGGCGGCCGCGGCGGGCGCCCAATAGTTCTCGCGCAACTCTGCTTCGGAACGCTCCAGCTTGACGGCGCGTTCGTAGTCATCCCATTCGAAGCCGATTTGAATCCACTGATCGAGCGAGATGGTGGTCGAAACGCGGTTGATGCCCTGCGGCGCGTAGCCCATGCCATCGGTGGTCGTAAAGCGCTGCGGGAACTTGACGGAAATGGACGAACCGGGAGCGAACTCTTTGTTGAAGTCCTTTTCCCAATCGCGGTTGAAATACTCGGTGACCTCCAGCGAATTGACGAGGAGGCGCAGGATCTCCATAGAGACCCAGGAAGTGTTTAGAAAGGTGTTTGGGTTTGCCATTGGCGGCTATTTGCCTTGGAAGCGGGCGAGATCGCGGCGATTTTGTGCTGCTCGGTACGCTGCGAAATCCCCGGTTTTGGCGGCCGACTCCACGTCGTCGGGAGGGGCGGAACTTCTTCCGCTGGCCTCGCGCGGCGGGGGCGGCGCCTCGGTTACTCGTTTGGCAGGAGGTTTACTACTGGACACGAACTTGCCCGACTCATCGCGTTGCGCGGCTTGCGCCGTGCCAGCGTCGCTATCGGCTTTGCCCAACTCCTGGCTGACCAGGTGTTCGAGCAAAACCGCTTTGCGGATCGCGGCGGCCGGATTCGTTTTGGCGAGATCGAGGAAGGCCTGCAGCTCGCCCTCTTTCGAGTTGAGCGTGTAGAGCACATCGACCAGCACCGGCGAATCGGTCAGCACCGCTTTCACGGCGCCAGGCACCTCCACGCTCTCCGCGATGGTTTTCGCGGCGCTGCGGATCGAGGTTTCGGCATCGTCGCCGTAGCGTGCTTTGGCGTCCGTCAGCTTGTCGCTGATGGCTTTCTGCTGCGCTTGGGCGGCTTCGCGTGCGGCGCGTTCAAACTCGCGCTTGTCCAACTTCCAATCGGTCAAAGCCTCGGTGTGGGCTTCAATCGAATCGAAATCTTCGAGCTTGGGTTTGGGGTGCGCGTCCTCGTAGGTCGGCGCTTTCGCTTCAGCCGGTTTTGCGGTGGACTCCGGTACTGCTTCGGCTTTCGCGGCGGCCTGTGCCTCGCGCTTAGAGGAGCTGTGCTCCTCCGCTTTAGCGCGGAAGGTTTTGAGTTCGGCGGGGGTGAGCCCGGCGCGCTTCAAATCTTCAAGTACTTCTTTAAGGCGCGATTCCGCATTGCTGCGGGGCTTCGCTTCGCGTTTCTCCTGCTTGGGATCGTTCCCGGCTTCCGAGGCCGCGGCGCTTTCGCCGGCATCGTCTGCCGGCTCGGACGGGGTTTGTTTCTTTGCGGGTGCCGATTCCGCTTTCGGCGGCTGCGCCGTGCCAGCACGAGGCTCGACGGCCTCGTGCCCGGTCTTGCGATACTCCGCACTGGTCGGAAGCATCACGGTCGAAGGCGCTGGTGTTGCTGTTGGGGCAGACGACGAATCTGCGATTACGTCAGACATAGTTGGTGTGGTGCGCGATGCGCTCGCGCGAGCGAGTTACTGCAAAACTGAAGGACGTGAACCCTTTGGTTGTGGCGGTCTGCCAACTCTTACTGGCCGGAGCTTTGACTTACTTGGCTTACTCGGTGTGGCGTGCGATCCACGCACTGCGGGCCGCCATCCGCGAATTGCGGAAGGACCACCGCGACGGAATGATGTGCCTCATGGCGCTGGAGCATCGGCTCGCCTGCCTCACCGGCCGGCATGATCTGTTCGCTTACAATCCGAAGCTATTCGCGGACAAACCGAACGACGCGCCCGCGCGCCCGCCCACCGTAAATTAATCCCACCAATCGGGGCGATACTCGAAAGGCCCACGCGGCGGTTTCGGCCCTTGGCGGCCGGCAAGCGTGATCGCCAGCAGCACGACAGCCAGCGCGAGCGTCATTTCTGCGCGCTCCCGTTGGGCTTTGGTTGCGGCTTCGCTTTGGCGAGCTTCAATTGCTGCTCGCCCTGGCGGTGCGCCATCCCGATCTCGTGCGCCTGATCGGCTTGCTGCTGCTGTTGCTGCTGCACGGCTTGCTGGCTCGCGAGCGCCTGTTCGTGCTGTTGCTCCAGCTCCGTCATCTGCCGCCCGTGCGCCTGATCCGCGATTTGCATGGCGTGTTCGTGCGCCTGGTCGTGCATCTGGCTCCACAAATCGGAAACGAACTCGTTGCGTTCGCTGGCGATCTGCGCTTTCGTTTCGATCTCGGCTTCGGCGAGCCCGGCTTCGATCTTCATCTTTTCGATCGCCAGGCGGCCCTGGTTGTCGATCACCTTGCCGGCGCGTTCGATTTGCAGTTTTTGCAGTTCGGCCTGCAGCTTGGCGATCGCTTCCTGCATTTGTTGGTTCTGCAGTTGCGCCTGCTGCGCCATCTGCATCGCCTGCTGGCCGGTCTGGTCGGCGGGCGCGATGATCTCGGCCATCTGGTCGCCCTTCGGCCCCAGATTCCGCATTTGGATCGCTAAAGCGAGCAGCTTCGCGGCCTGCGGCGGCGCCACCGGCAGGTTGGGCATGTTCTGAATCAGCGTGTCGAGGAACGCCGCGGCCTCTTCCTGCTGCGACTGGTAACTTGGCCCAGTCGAAATATCCGGATAGTGATCGCCTTCCGCGGTATCGAAATGCACCGGTTGTTGCGTCTTCTCGTCGAGGTACGGCGTCTCGGTGTTGATGCGCACGGTCAGGTGCGAATCGTCGGCTTTGCGGAGCGATAGCTCGCGCTCGGTGTCATACGTAACCGGAATCCAGGAAAGAATGACGCGGCCGGCGTATTGCAGCGCGCGATCGAAACTGTCGATGAAGTGATACGAGCCGAGGTTCTGCGCATCGGTGATGCGCTCCAGCGCCACACCGGACTTTTCGTTGTTGCGCTGCGCAGCGGTCGGCAGCGGCGAAATGCCCATCGCCGCCTGAATGGCGCGCCGGCAGGAGTCTTTCGCGATCTCGTACTGCTGGAAATTGGGGGTGAACGGCTCGCGCGTGGGCAGCGGGAGCACCTGGCCCGTGGCGCCATCCACCATCGGATCGGCTTGCAGAACGGCATGCGGAATCTTGTGGCTGGTGGTCCAGGCTTCCCAGTCGCTCTCGAACTGGCCCTTGTATCCCTTCCACGCGGTTTTCGGAGTGAGCCCGGCTTCCTCCATTTCGAGGGAGCACAGATAGGCGTGCGACATCTGCGGGTCGCGCCCCAGGCGGATCAGCGAATTGATGACGCGCTTCGGCCCTGAGCCCTCGTCGATCCAGCGCTCCAGCCCGATCATCGGAATGACGGGAATGAGCGGGCCTGGCTGTTCGGTGCGTTCCAGAATCTCCACGCCGTTGGTGAAGTACTGCACGAGTTTCTTGCGCTCCACGGTGCGTGAGCGGGCGATGTTGTGATGCGGTTCTGGATCGTCGGTGATTTTGCCCGAGGCGAGCAGGTAGAGCGTGACTTCTTCGATCTCTACCTCCCAGTACTCGGCGGTCACGACATCGTTCTCGCGAATCCACTGGGGCGCTACCCGCATGTCTTCGTTCGAGAAGTCCTGAATCTTGGCCTTCGGCCAGCGCAGCTTAAATTCGTCGCGCGACATCGGATCGAGCACGAACGAGTAACGCTGGTCGCTCCAGTCGGGCTCTTTGCAGTCCGGATCAGGGAGGACGCTATCCGGGTTCGCGATGGGCTTGAGGCAGATTTCCTGGTCAAACGAATCATCGGAAACGTACTTCCGCGAGACGCGAAAGAAGCCATAGGACCCTTCCACCATCTGTTGAAAGGCTTGGCAGTAAATGAACGGCGCGCCGGAGTTCTTCTCGATGGTGCGGACCAGGTTCTCTTGATTGGCCGCGGTCTGTTCGGTCGCGCCATTGCCATCGGGCGAAACCTTGATACCGCGTTTGTTCTGCCGCACGTTGTTCACGGAGGCATTCACGTACTGGCCTAATTCGTCGTGGTTGATGCACGGGCGGCCGGCGTCCTCGCGCGCTTTGCGGTCCTGTTCCTCCCACGGATCGCCCTGGATGAAGCGCATGTCGATGCGGCGCTGTTCGCGGGCTTCCCGCCACTGGTCGGAGGCGTAGCGATAGCGGTCGCGGATGCGCTTCAGCAGCGCTTCGTTCTTGTCAGCCATTCTGGTAGTGGTGCGTTTCGATTCGGTGCTCTATGAGCGGTGCGGCATGGTGGGCGTGACCCACACCTGGAGCCGTTGGCATCCGCGCTATGTGCGCACGGGCAAATTTCAGTGGTCTCGCTGCCGTGCAACGTGTTGGCGCTGCACGGTGGAAGAGTGGCTCAGTGTTTCGTGATTACTTCAAGCTCGGCCAGTACTTCTCGATGCACACGGGGCACAGCTCGGCGTGCTCTTGCCGGGCGGTCGAGTACACGTCGCGCCAACCGGCCTCGCGGGCTTTCGCGATGGCGGCGTCCTTGTTCCAGCCGGCGAAGGTTTCCCCGCGCGTGCAGCTCCGGCAAACCAGTTCGAGGAACTTTTCCGCCGCGGTTTCTTCGACCAGCGCCTGCGCGAGTTTTTCTTCGGCGGGCCGGCAGTACGCGGCTTCGAGCGCCTCATCCGGCCGATCGCTGATCGCCGCGGGCTGAGAGCTAATCTCCGGCACCTTGAATTCGGCGAGCGTGCCGTCCGGTTGCACGATCGGCAACTGTTTGCGCTCGGCCAGGTCAGCCAGTTCGGCGATATACACATCCAGCGGCTTCGCCTGGAACGGCAGCGCGGAGTGCAGCGCTTCGTACATGGCGTAGCGCTTCGAGCCTTCGCAGCGGTTCAGCAATTCGCGAAACTGCTCGTGCGTTTTGATGACGCGCGAGACCACAAAGCGGAGCTGCGGAACCAGGCCGGGATCGTCCAGTTTGCCGAGTCCATGCGACATCAGCATGTGATTCACTTGCTTTTCGTCGATGCGGCGCAAATTACTTCTCTCCCAACAGGCGTTGCGCTTTGGCGTGGATGCGGCTCGCCGCGGCGGGCGAGAGTTTCCCCTTCTTCTCTTCTTTCGTCGCGAACTGCTCGGCCTTGATCTGGTGGACCCGATCGTTGACGGGATAGGACCGATTCGGCCCGGCGAATTTGCTGGCCGGCAGCGCTTTCCGCTGCGCGGCGGTGAGTTTTGCCATAGTGTTGTCTAAGGTGCTAACGCTGTTTCCTGCGTCCACCGCGCTACCCGCGGGGACGCTCATCGAAAAGATCGAATCCAAGCCGGAAGACTTGCATCGTGACGGAGCGCGGGGCCGGGTAGTCGCGCCGATGGTGCGCGCCGGCTTTTCTGTTGGCTATTACGTCGAATGGGACGACATGCCCGGCGTGCCCTGCTACATCGCGCCGTTTCGCATTCGTGCGATCCTGCCCCAATGAACCGCCGTTCGTTCCTGGCTGTGCTCGCGGCGCCGCTGATCGCGCAACCCACGCTCGAAGAGATCGAGCGGCTCGCCTGGCGCCGGCGTTTGTATCCGGCCTGGCCCGCCCCGCCGCGTCAGCTTCTCGGCCCGCGCTATGTCCCGTACACGCTCGGCTCAATAGAGGCCGGCGTCTGGGTTGGCACGGTGCGGACGCTTCAGCGCGAGCTGAACCGTCTCCACTCGATCAAGATCGAAGCCTTCGTGCGATCTTGATTTTCCACAGCAACCGGTGACGCGAGAAAATGCCGAACTTGAAGCGATGCCGCTCGTCGAAAACCGGGTCGTAGTAATGGACGTACAGCGTCACCCCGTATCCGCAAACAATCAAGCTGAATAGCATCTAACTCCAGGCACTCAAGCTTTTAAAGCCGCTCTACTTGATAACTCGCCGAGCGTAGGCCTCGCCTGAAACTTTTTTACGACCAGGCGCTGACCTGCGCCCGGAAACGCTGCCGCTGTTCTTCCTTCTTCCGCGCCGGCTCGGTGAGCCCTACGGCCGCCATGCGGTATGCATCCGCGCCGTTCGAGTTGTCGTCGTGCAGCGGCGTTTTCGAGTAAATCCCGGTGTCCGGGTTCACTTGCCAGCGATAGCGCCGCAAGCAATTCAAGCCGTCCGTGCATTTCACTTCGTCAAAGTAGCTGCGCGCGAACAGATTGCGTGTCGCATTGATGCCGTTCGCGAGCCCGATCTGCGGCACGATCTTGACGCGGAAGCCGGCCGCCGTCATGTTCTGCTCGATGCTCTTCCCGGTTCCTAAATCGCGCCGGTTGCCGTCGTGCGGCAAGTGATGAAAGCCGTAGACGTAACCGCGGCCTTGCAAGGTCTGCAAGTAATGCGACAACGGCAGGTTACGCGCCTGATAGAAGTCGATGAAGCGAAACTCGAACGCGCCCGACTGCACGAACCAGATGGCGGTTTGATCCGCGATGCCGAGGTCCCAGAAGGTATGCACCGGGAGCGCCGGATCATACGGCACGCGCGTGATGCGGTTCGCTTGCGTCAGTGCGCGAATCTCATGCGCGTAAATGGCACCATCGAGCGTAACCTTGCAGGCGCCCTCATAGATATGCAGAAAATCGTCCGGTGCCGTCGCTTCCATGTGGTGGATCTGATCGAGTAAGTGCGAACTCAGCCAGGGGTTATCGCGCCAGGAGGTTTTGACCACCATCGCGCCCGGTGGCGCGTTCAGGATGAATCGTTTGTAAGACTCGTCTGTATCCAGCTCGGGATTGAAGGAGACCCACACCTCCGCGCCCTCTTTGCGAATCGTGGGAAAGAGCATATCCCAGGAGCGCTTACTCACGTTGCGCGCTTCTTCGACCCAGGCGCGATCAAAGCCTTCGTAGCTTTTCAAGTTCTGCGCATCGCGCAGGCCAGTGAACGCGAACTCGGTGCCATCCGGCCCGTAGATGTGCGCTTTCTCGACGCGATACAGGTCTGTGATTCCGAGCCGCTTGATCTGATGCTCGAGCAGCTCGTGTACCGACTCTGCAATCGACTTCTGCAACTCGCGACAGCAGAGAATGCGTTGCGTCGATTCCATGCCCTGAATCAGCAGGGCTTGCGCCATCGACCACGATTTGATGCCGCCGCGCCCGCCGTACAGGACCTTCAGCCAATGCGGCTTGAAGAGAAAGCGCACGATCCGCTTGAACTCGACTTGCTGGCGGATGACTTCTAATCGCTCTGGATCGATCAATCAATAAAACACGTTGCTACGGTAAGACAAATGGATTTCGCAGAAGCGCTCGCCGCGCTCAAACAGGGCCACTGCGTTGCCCGCTCCGGTTGGAACGGCAAGGGACTGTTTCTCTTCCTCGTGCCCGGCTCACGTTTCGCTGTGGCAGCCGGCCGCCCGATGGCGAAGCATTACCCGGTCGGGTTCGAGGTCGATTATCACGCCCACATCGATATGCAAACCGCACAGGGTTATGTTGCGGTCTGGTGCCCGTCGCAGGTCGATATCCTCGCGAATGACTGGACGATCCGCGACACCAATCCCAGTGCGTAGCTAGTCAATAAACACGATTTCGAGGCGCTTGGGAATCAGCGCTTCGCCGTTCTTACCGATGTGCTCGATGGCTTGCAGCTTCGGATGCACATACGGCGCCGCGGCCCGTGCCGCATCGAGTGCGGCGTCGATGTGGCCGCGCCCATAGGCCACGCGCATCAGATCGAGCATCACATCGAGCGGCGTCTTGCCTGTCGCCTCGACCAGCTCCAGGACCTTCTTCGTTTTCTTATTGCGGACGCCCGGCTTCCGGCCGGCGCCTTTGCGCTTTCCGCCGTGTGCCATCTAGCGCCCAATTCCTTCGGCGCGCAGCCGCGCCAGGTTCAACGCGAACGTGAGCGCATCGCTCCATTTCGCCGTCTGGAAGATGATCGGCTCGCCCTCCAGTACGTGGAAGATCGCCCAGCGCGTGCCGCGCTTGAAGATGAACGGCTTCATGCCCTAGAATGAACTTCTGCCCCGTCGAAACGGCAGTGGATTGAAAAACCAACAACCCGCAGAGCAGAAGGAAGACGCCCTACCGGAGACCGGGTAGGGCGTTTTCTTTTTTGCTGGCTGCAAAAAACTTGATTCTTTTTCAAGCCCCGCGCGGCACGTTTCAGCGCCGGTATGTGCCGGTCAGGCACAAAAGAATCAGGAGCCACCAGTTTTTAGTCATACAGGCGGCCACAACGATTACGATGTCCACAATGGCCGACCAGCAGATCGTGAGTTTCATTAGGTTTTAGCGCCAGTCGCGGTTCTTCTCCCAGGCCGCCTTGCGGCGCTTGGGAGAGAAGTGCATATAAATGTCGGTCGACTTCGAATCCCGATGCCCGAGCCAGTCCTGAATCTCTGCCGCGCTCAGGCCGCGTTCCGCCAGGTGGGTGCCGCACGAATGTTTGAGCGCGTGCATGTGCGCTTTCTCCGGCCGGATGCCGGCCAGCTTGCAGTAGCGCTTGATCACCCGGTCGAGTTGCTGCCGGCTGATGCCCTTGTTGCGGCTTTGCCGTGAGGGAAACAGCGGACCCGGATCGCTGCCGCGCACTTCGCGAATGTAAGTCCGCAGGGTGCGCAGTTCTTCGTCTACGAGCGAATGCTCCCGGCTGATGCTTCCCTTACCGCGATGCACGAATAAAACGCCGTCCCGATTGCGGAAGTCCGAGAGATCTAAGAGGCCGACTTCATGCGCGCGTAGCCCGTGATGGTAGACCAGCCGCAAAATCGCGCGATCCCGCTTCGATTTGATGACCGAAAAGAAGGCGTCTAACTCGTGCTTTTCGAGGTACTTGCAGCCGTCGAGTTCGTAGCGCTGGTATTTGCGCTTGGGTGAGACAGTCTTGTCAGACTGTCGCACTCGGCCCGAAAAGCCGCGTTTTTTCCCCATATTTTGCGGGGCTTCGACTACGCCACCGCCGAATAATGTCTCACTGTGCAACTCAGTCATGCAAGTACTGCCAGCTCTACGAGAGCCAGGCCAGCGCCGGGATCTCCACCGATTCCTCTTCTACGATGTCGGTCTCCAAAAAAAAGGCGTCCCCGGAGGGACGCCTCGCTCTGTTCGCCGCCGCTGGCGCGACGGGTTCTAAAAAAGATCGCTTAGCTCTTTTTGCCGGCGGGCTTCCGGACTGCGGCCTTCTTCGCTTTACTGCCGCCGCTCGTCCTGTTCCGCTTCGCACCGGTCATTGGTTTCTTTGGCGTTGCCATGTTTCAAATTCTCCCTTCAAACGTTGAATTAAAGCCGCCAGCCCGGATGGCTGGCTGCTTCGCTTCATTGCCGCATAGCGGTGACTTGCTACGCAAGTCATTGTGCGGGAGAACGGCCACTAACCGCCAGAAATAATCTCTTCGATGCGCGCCTTCAGCTCGTCGTTGGCGAACTCCAGCGCGAGAATGTGGGCGGTCTGCCGTTCGAGCGCTTCCTTCAAACGGAAGTTTTCCCATTCGAGCGACGAGACGCGCGGACACACAGCGCTAGGGCCGCGGTTCGGCGCCGGCGCGAATGCCTTTTCCCGAGCCAGTTCCACCATCTCTTCATACAGCTCGTCCATGTCCGGCACGCAAGTGGTTTTCTCGTGCTCTACGTCCGCCTGCACCTTGCGAACCGCCTGGTCGTATCGCAAAACAGCGATTGCCAGATCGCGCAATGCTCCGCGCGGCATATTTGTTTGTTCGGCTATCGTACATCGAAGCGGATTCCGCTTCCTACCCGAGAA